TTCCCAAAATTTATACCAAGTCATAATTCAAATTCCTCAACTAACTACTGCTTTCATCTTACGAACTTGCTGATCCTGCTTTGTAGAGGTCTCATAATCACTGGCATTCTGAGCTCTATCAGCTGATCTCTTTCTACGCTCTGCTTGATTTCTAATCCGATCCTTATCATCAGGTGTTAATGCTTTAAACTCTTCCTTAGCATTATATAACTTGCTAGCTTCCTGATGCTTACCTTTATTAGTAAGTTCTTTAATCCTAGCATACTTTTCCCTAGCCTTTAATTGTGGTGTAGTGGGTTTATCTTCTTCATTTACTTCATCACCTTCTGGTTCATATATGGAAGAATAAGCACTACTCCAATCTTGTCTGATTTGAGAGAACTCTTCAAGTTGAGGGTTCTTCATAGTAGTACCCATATTCTCCATATCCTTACGGGCCTTCTCATTATTCTCCAGTCTCTTCTCCATATTGGTCTCAAGGTAAGAAGAATCTTTTGTTTTCTTCTCAATCAAAGAAAGAATACCCTCTTTGATTGTCTTTTTCTCTTGAGCAATCAGTGCCTCATGGAGTCTCTTATTTCCAAGTTCTTCATTAGAGATGTTGTGAAAATTCTCTTGAACTTTCTTTGAATGTCTATACGTAGTAAATCTCTCTTCAGTGTGACAATTATAAAAGGCTCTATCAAATGACTCTTTAATATACTCAACTTTACTAGATCTAAGTTCCGACTGTTCACCATTAAGTGCTTCATTAATAATCTGTTCGACAATTTCTTTCGATTGTTTAACAGTAAGAGTATTAACGAACATCTCTTCAATGATTTCTTCTGCAACCTCTTGAAGGTCCGCAGAATTCATCTGATTAAATTCCATATCAGAGATGATATCTCTAGACTCTTTCAGTTGATCACTAATTTCAGAACTGTGTACAGCTGAATAAGCTCTGTACAGATTACTCATATCCGACATGGTTTTTAATTCTAACAACTCTTATTAACATTATTTATGATATTAGACTTTAGAAAGAACTTCTTTATAGATGTTTTCTGCGATTGCTTTCATCATCAAAGGCGGAACCATTCTACCCACTCTTTCTGTCTGTTGAGAATGAGAACCAGTCAAAACAAAGTCATCAGGAAGAGATTGAATACGTTTCAGTTCTGGAACAGACAATACTCTATCCTCGTTCCAATGAATTAAACCACCACTTGCAGTTAGTGTGGGAGATGGTTTATAGAATGATGCCCTCTTAGTATTAAAACAATGACCCTTCTCATGATAATCCATACCAGAAAGAATCTTTTTAGGATCCTTAGGCATCTTCTTTACCACACTTTGATACACACCACTTTTCAACATGTGTTCTGTGAGACCTTTGATATTCTCAGGATCATTCTCAACACCATCAATGATGTCACCAATCGTAGTATCTTTGGATAATGTAGGTGGAAAAAGAGAGGATACAGTCAATACATTCAGACCAACTAAATCAGAAATATCATCACGAACTGCAATAAAAATAAGTCGTTCTCTTGCTTGACCAACACCATAGTGAGATGATTTCATCACCTTTGAAGTAACAAGATACCCAATCTCTTCAAAGGCATTGGTAATCATAGCATAATAAGTCTTAGCCTCACCAATAGTCAGACCCTTGACATTCTCAGCAACGATAACCTTGGGTCTGATTTCATTGGCAACACGAATATATTCAAAGAACAAGTCTTCAATATTCTCTACCTTCTTACCATCTGAATAAGTCTTAGTCTTACCCCACCCATCAGAATGTTTAGAACCTTCACCACGACACATAGAACCTGCAACAGAAAATGCAGAACATGGTGGAGAACCATCAAGAATATCTAGTTCTCCTTCTTTAAGGCCGGTGGCTTCCAGGAAGTCTTTACCTGTCAGTTGTTTAATATCATCAGGAATAATATGTGTGGATGGATAGTTCTCTGAATATGTCTTTCTTGCTTCTTCCACAAACTCATTGATACAAAGAATCTTACCACCCGCAAGACGATAACCAGTGGAAGATCCTCCTCCACCAGCGAACGTAGAAATGACAGTGAACTTCTGTTGAGCTTCACCATCATAGACATTTTGTAATTTGTATGGAAATTTCATGAGAACTGTTTCTTATAGTGTGTAGTATAATATGTTTTTGGAGAATCTATAATGTCTTCGTAAAGAGATTTGATACCCATACCATCCTGAAATGCTACTTTCTTTCTATCAACAATATCATCTGGGAGTTGACCTCTAAAGGCCTCTTGGAGAATTGCTTTAGGTCTAACCTTACCATCCCAAACAATATCTTGACTCAAACCAAGTGCAGTTTCAACTAGTTGAGTGTTTAAGAAAGGTAACCGACACTCAATACCATACCTCATAAAGATTTTATTACATCTTGAGAAGTTCTTACGATGTTGTGAGCCAAAGAGACCAATTCTATAATTAGTCCAACCCTTATCTTTGATACCGTGGTAACTCATACCATATGATGCCCAGAGTTCATCACTACCTTCACCAGACATAATTACTTTAAAACCATCTTCATGGATTCTTTTCGCAAGTTGGATACAAGGATAACCAATTTCCACCTGAGCCTTATGTGACATTTCAATAGTATTGATGACATCATCAACATCATCGACAGTAGGTGGTTCAACTCTAACTTCTCTAAGTTCAACTCCCAAATATTTAGCAACTTCTCTGGCAGACCTTAAATCTTTTGATTTTTCATCATAAACTGCGGTATATGTCACCAAGTTTGGAATATGTTTAGATGCAATAAGTGTAGTAATAGCAGAATCAATACCACCAGACAGTAGACATGCTACAGGAACATCCGAAATTGTTCTTTCATAAGATCCTTTACTTATACCAAATTCTATGTGTGTTTTGGATGTACAAAAGTCCCAGTCAGACGTATCTTCAATATTTTCTTTAATATTATACCAATAACCTTCTTCTACAGAATAATTAGATGTAACTTTGATAAATGATCCAGGTTCCAACATTTTAATGGTCTGACCATTCTCATCCATGACAAGAAGTCCTTTGATTTCTGAACAAAAAGAGAATGATGGAAATATACCTGTAAGTAGAGAATAATGAAGAGGAACTTCTCCATGGCGATCTCTCACAATGGTGATAGAACCATCACCCTGAGTAAATGCTATTGCAAACATTCCCTCAACTTTATTCAACCCCTCAATACCATATCGATCCAATATAGCACAAAGAACCTCAGTATCACCTGAAGTTTTTGTCTCAATATTCAATTCTTCTTTCAATTCTTGATAATTCCAAATCGTACCATTGAAAATCATGGTAGTATTACCATAAACAAATGGTTGATTTGAATCACTACTAATATCAATAATAGACAAACGGACATGTCCAAAATAGACATTATCCATTTGAATTACTTGTTGATTATCTGGGCCCCTATGTGAAATTGCATGAAGTCCTTTTTCAATTTGTGGAATATCAAATCCACCAATAATTCCACACATTACTTATTTGCAATAACTCCAACAAACTGATGATTTCTCCAGAAAATCTGACAATCTTTAAAACCTGCTAACATAATCATACTATAAAGTTCCTTCCATGTATTGGGTTTCAACATGTCACGAAGTTCTTTCTCCTTATCCATAATCTCATCAGCAGAAAAGGTCTTTCTCTTGTAATCATAATGATTAAAGGTAAGTAGTTCTTGGAAGAATGCATTCTCACACATCAACTTCTCTGCAAAGATAAATGCACCACCTTCATTGAGACCATTGTAAATCTTATTAATCGTCTCTTGTCTAGTGGTCTTTGGCATGAACTGTAGAGTGAATAGTGAAGTTACTAGAGAACAGTTCCTAAATTCATAGTTTGTGATATTACCACGAACCCACTCTAGAAGGGCCCAAGGATAATCTTTACGAATTTCCGTGTAACGTTCTGTCAGGTCATCATAAAAACTACCAGCAAGTTCTACGCCAACGTATTGTGTCTGTTTACGATTGGGATTGTTACCAATAATCATCTTAGTGAGTTTACCAGTTGAGCAACCAACATCAACGACTCTAGTATCATCTTCCACAAAGTATCGGGAGAATGATACAGTATCTTCTAGAAGATCAGAATACCCACGAATTGAACTATTGATATGATTATCAAATCCTTCTGGTGAATGTGCAAAAGAAAAGTCGTATGTCATTCTTCAGTATTTTCTTCTTCAATAGATTTTAACTCACTTTCAATCTGTTCGTCAAGGTTTTGGATAACACTCCGAATATCAACGATTCGTTGAGGACAACAGGTAGGATCATATGTATAAAGATGCTGTTCACGAAATAGAACTTGTCTAATTGCAATAGAGGTTTTCACATCAACTTCAATATTAATCATTTTTTTTAATTTACTCTGTAGGTTGTTTTGTTTTTCAAGTTGAGAAAGTTCTAGGTAAGGGTTCCACCGTATGAACTTTTTGTCTCTTCATAGATATTATTTTCCAGCATCCATGCGCTAATTGTCGCATCATACTCAGCAGTATGTTTGAATGCTTCTAATGCAAATTGAGTTTTTAATTCATCCATTGTAGTAGAATATGCATTACCCTTCAATACATCAAGAAAAATTCCATACTGATTAGGATTAGTCAATACAGCAACATCTTTATGATTCTTTGCTGCTGATCTTACCATACTAGGACCACCAATATCAATATTTTCTATTGCTTCTTCAAAGGTTACATCTGGTTTAGAAACAGTTTCTTTGAATGGATACAGATTAACTGCAACAATATCAATGAGTCCAATACCATTTGCATTACGATCTAGATCATGTAAAGGATGACCACGCTTTGCAAGAATACCACCATGAATCTTTGGATGTAATGTCTTTACTCTACCTTCAAGAATTTCTGGTGCACCAGTATATTCAGATACCTTCATTACGGGTATACCTTCTGCATGAATTACTGCATGGGTTCCACCACTTGAAATAAGGGTGTATCCTGCACGAACTAATTTTTCTGCAAAATCTACAATACCATCTTTATTTGAAACACTTAATAATGCGTAGCTCATAATCATTTAATGTAAAAAATGTCGTTTACCTGTAAATATCATAGTCATATCCAACTCATTACATGTATCAATAGATTCTTGATCTTTGATACGCACACCATGTTGCATTCTGTTGTGGATTCTCACCATATCTTAGGGACTGTTTAAATTTTAATCCAGTCAATAGCTTTGAAGAATCGTGCATTATACATCACCATCCTTTCTATTCTCCGAGTGATGAACATCAAATTCTCCTCCAGGATAACGAGACTTCAATTTGTCAACATTCATCTCAATAATCTCATTAAAATCTGTATCTAATGCCTTACATGCTTGTGCCAAATACCAACAAATATCTCCCAACTCACGCTTCATGTGAAAGATATTATCTTCATTAACTGGTTTACCTTGGAAGACAATCTTCTTGACTACTTCAGTAAACTCACCACCTTCAGCACAAATACCAAGAGCAGCAGTTAAAAGACGTTCAACAGGAATCTGGGACTCCAATTCATATACCCTCTTATCAAAGGCATCATATCTTTTCGATTCATCACTAGTAACAGCATCAACAAACTCAACGTATTTTTCTATATCAACTTGACTGCTCATTTTTATCCTCCCTAACCCTATCTTTAATGTCCTGATGCAATCTATTCAAAGCTTTTCTCACTTCAGAAGTTTCTTCCCAACTCCACTCCTCTTCATTGCCTTTCTTTTCTTTTTTAAACGATTTCTTTGCCATTAGAATTTAAAGTCGCTAAATGATTTCTTAGAAGTTCTCTCCTCATTAGTATACTCTTCTTCCTTTCCATTGTCAAGGAGATCATCTTGCGCAGACTGTTCACAATCATACAGTCTCATCTTTGCCCTATCAATACCAACAACAAAACGTTTATGTATAGAAAGATCGTTATATCTGTTCTTCAATTGTTTTACAAGTATCTGTCCAAGCCCCTCCAACTCTTCAGTAGAAATAAGGGCAAACATAAGATCAGCAGTAGCAGGGAGACCAAAGGACTCACTAGTGTCAGTAAGTTCAACATCAGAGCTACCATAACCAGAACGAGTGGTCTGAGTAGCAGATATGATAGGGACGTTTGCTTCGACAGCCAATCCTCTAAGTTCTTCAGCAATTGCTTTAATATATGAATATGAATTGACAGTGCTATTTCCGCGATACCTTTCGGAAGCACATATATTAAGGTAATCAATGAAAATAATATCAGGTCTAAATGACTTCTTAAGTGCAAGCTCATTAAGAAGTGACTTAAAATGTCCACTGTGCGCACTCGCAGTAGGATACTCCTTAATAATTAGTTGACCTTGTGTCTTCTTTGTCAGGTTTGTAACCTTTGCTTCAAACATTTGTTTTGGAAGGTCAACAATCTCTTGGATGTTTACATTTAGAAGGTTTGCATCAATTCGTTCAGCAATGCGCTCTTCTGCCATTTCCATTGTAATGTACAGAACGTTCCTCCCTTGGAGCAAGACGGAGCTAGCCACATGGCACATGAATAGACTTTTCCCGACGCCCGTACCAGCAAGAGCGATATTAAGAGTTTTGTTAGGGAGCCCACCTTTCGTGATTTTATTAAAATAGTCGAGATCAAATTCAATTCTTTCCTCCTTTCTATGATAAGACTCATATCGTAATTCATAATCCTCCAAATAATCATGGCCTACATGATTGTCAAAACTAACCGCAAGAGCATCAGATAAAATAGACGGAATGGCATCTGGTGCCTTCTTATTATCACCACCATCAGCAATCTGAATTGATTCAATCAAAGCAAGATAAATTGCCCGATCACGGCACCATTTTTCAGTAGTGTTGACCAACCAATCAAATTCTACAACATCATCTTCAAGACAACTGACTACATGAGAAATCTGTTTATAAGAGTCCTCATTTATATCTCGTCTCTTTTCAATTTCAATGTTGAGTATCTCTTTTGTAGGAATCTCATTATATTCTGAAGAAAATGTGGAGATCTCATCGAAAATTACCTTATATTTATTATCCTCAAAATACTCCTCTTTGAGGAAAGGAAGAACTTTTCTCAAGTATTCTTCATTGTGTATCAAATTTTTTAAAATCAAAAACTCAATCTTGTCCATCAAGTACCATAACTAAATTGTTCCTTTGCAATTGTATCAAGTTTCTCCATCACCTCTGGTGTGAAGTATTGTTCTGGATCTTTCAATATGGCCTTAGCATAAACCTTCTTACCATTCATCTCATAACGTCCAGCAACGTTCTTCCAGAGTCCACCAAGTTCTCCTAACTCAAGAAGACCATAATATCGATCAAGACCACGCTCATCATAATACAAACGAATCTCAACTTGCTTGTTCTCTTTACTTAAACGTGATTTGTGCGTCTTTGCCTTGATAATGTTTCCAATGACTTCTTTTCCATCCTTCTCCTTTTTCTTTCCAAGATAAATGATTGTACTTGCTGCATACTTGAGTCCCGAACCTCCTCCCATCTCTTTAGTTGGAACATAAGCTCCGATGACATCATATGTATGGTTTGTGACAATGAGCGGGACATTTGCTTGACCTAATTTAAGTGTTAACATTCTGAACGCGCCTTTGACCAATTGAGATTTGGTCATATCACGAACTTGCTTATCATCCAATGCGTCTCTAATCTCTTTCTCAGTAGAGAGCATTCCCAAAGAGTCTAACACAAACATACAAGGTTTACGTTCAGCTTCAGGTTTTTTTAAGTATATATCTACAGCCTTAAGAGCCTTCTGCCTAAACTCTTCAATTGTAACTACATTAATAACAACAAGACGAGAAGTATCAATTGCACGGGATTCTACAAGAGACTTGGTGATAGCAGCTTCAGTGTCAAAATATAAACAATACCCATCAGGATTAGAGTCAAGAAAGTTTTTGACCACAGCGAGAGCAAAGAAAGTCTTACCAGTAGAAGACTCACCAGCAATGGCAGTAATCTTATTCCCAGAAACACCACCAAAAATGGAACCCGAACACATTGCGTTAAATATATAACTCCCTGTATCCACGAAGGTTTCGTTTTCTTCGATGTCTGATGCGAGTTTGGTAAAGTCATCCCCAATCTCTTTTACAATGTCGGTTAAAAAGTCCATGTTTAATCATCTAGGGTAATAATTTTTTTCCAATAAGGAGTAGACCCACTCACTATGTGGATCATTCTTGACAGAATTTGAACCTCTTCAAGAGAAAATAAGATCATCGGGGGTTTGATAGAACAGTACCAGACCTTATACATTATCCAAAGAAAGAATCTAGGTTTACTGTTTTTTCTACATTCCATCCAATGGCATCAAGAATAACCTTTACAGGTTCCAAGAAAGCTTTGTTGAATTGTAAGTCATAATCAACATACTTGTCAAGACCAAGTTCATGTGGAAAATCAGAAATGAATGAGATCACATTCTCACGAATAATATTCGGTTTCTTCAAATAACAGAATTTAATCTTTTCACCATTGTTGATAAGAGAATACTTATTTGTCAACTTCTTTTCTTTTATGTAGTGATTAAACAGTAGGGCCCCACGACAATGAATAGGAGTTCCCTTTGAATAGATTGTTGCATGTGCCTTATACTTCTGAACATCAGAAACAGATCTAGGAAAAGAAATATCTTCAATAGGAAGTTTCTTAAAGTCACTTCTACATTGATCAATATATTCAATGACCTCATCCTCTGTTCCACTCATCATCAATTTGAGAGCACCCTTAATCATACTTCTACAAGGTGCTGGAGTCGATGACTTAACTGCCTCGATACCCATGATCTTAAGTTTAGGATCTTCATACCTAACTCCTTCACTATCCCAGACATTAAGGATGTATCTCTTCTTGGCAGTCCAGATTCCACGATCTGCAATGTTCTCTCTCTTCATTTGCATCTTCTGATCGTATGCATTCACATACGTCGCAAGATCTTGATAAGAGGATTCGATAAACGGTTCCAATTTCTCTTGACAGACCTTGTCAATGATCGAAACAACTTTACTCGTATCACTAACCTTATCACCAAGAAATTTATCAACAATAGGTCCAAAGTTAAGATAGATTGAATCGGTGTCAGATGCAATGACATAATCCACATCTTCTGTAGAGAGTAGTTTATTTAGGTATCCATTCATATGATTTTCAATCCAACGAATAGATGTCTGACCAGACATAGTAATCGCTTCTGCATTAGCAAGTTTAAAGTACCTGAAGTATGCATTACCAATTGCACCGTAGGCAGAGTTCAAACAAATCTTTCTCACCATCTGAAAGTTATTAAACTTGGCAATATCTTTGATTGTTTGTGTTCTCTGTCTACGAAGAACTGGATCTTTATTGATCTTAAGTTTGGACTCAATATCAACCAATTTCTGTTTAGACTTCAACATCTCATTCTTGAATGCCTTACGTTCATCATACATCTTCTCCATCAGTTCAGGCAGAAAACCCTTCACTCTATGATAAAGAGAACCATTTGATGTTATAGTAAGATTAACCTTTCTCAAAGGATCTAAATCTAAGGACTCGTCAAGAAGTTTATCTACATTAACTTTATTGGAAAGTTCCCTCACCCTCTTAAGTGCATCAAGTTCTTCTGCAATTTCCTCACGGGACATTTTACGAACATCTTTCCACATATCATTGCTCCATAATTTTAGTATGTTTCTTGCGGTTTTCATTCATAGTAATAATTTGTAAGTTGTCTTCGTGATGCTTTCCACCTTTAGAAATTGGAATGATGTGATCTACTTCTCCAATTCGGCAATACGATTATTAACCTCATCAATACTCACAAGAGTTTCTGGTGAGATTGAATATTGCATAATTAAATGCGGATAAAGCGAATTCAAATCAAAACTTACAACCCAATCATAAACACCAGGTTCGGGTTCCTTTACATAGGCACCAGCAAACTTATCACTCTTATCGGTCTGTGTCTTAGGAGGAATAACAATATTCCTCTTCTTCAAATAGTTATAGATGATAGAATCCCAAAGACGAACTTGAAACATTGGATCACCAAAATTCACCTTACCATCATATGCCATGGTAATAACAAGTTCAATCAGTTTCATCTTGTCTTCCATACGGTCAACAAGTTCTACGTCAACGATATTATAATCAACGAACTTTTTCCAGTTACCTGTATAGAAATCTTTAAAGGTATCAAACTCACTATGATCCAGTTTCTTCTGTCCCAGTTCAACTTCTGCAATGAAGTCCAATCGATATGACTCACGATTCACATAGGTAAACTTCTTATACAGTTCCAGATAGTCCAGGTCTGTGATACCACCAATATCATAGATATAAAACATACGACCATTGATCCAGGTCTCCTTCTTAGTCGCGAGACCCCATGGAGACAAGTTCCTAAGGGCTCTTTCACCCAAAATCCTATCGACCCTTCCACAGATATATGGGATATCATACAGACGGGTGTTCCACCCTGTGACCACATCAGGATAATCTTTCATCCACCAATCGATGAATGCAAGGAGCATGTCCCTCTCTTCAGGATAATAATGATAGGTAACATTATCTTGACTAGGAGTATATGGTTTTCTACCCCAGGTTGTAATTTTCTTGGTTGCATAATCCTGAATAGAGATGGTCAACATCTCCTCAGAACAATGTTCAGGATCAGGAAATCCTTCTTCTGATGCAACCTCAATATCAATGGTCACAAGTTTCATCTTCTTGATGTCAAACTTGATCTCATTCTGAGGATATTTGTCAGAGATATATTGGTAAATATACCTCTCATTTCCATAGATCTTGAAGTTCTCAATCTCCTCGTACTTCTTAAAAAAGTCTCTACAATCTCTTACTGTTCCAGGTTGAATAGGTTCTACACATTCACCTTCCAGTGTTTTATATTTTGTATCTACCTTAGATTTAACATACAGAGTTGGACGATAATTGTCATCACGATATTGGACTCTCTTACCATTTTCATAACCACGAACAAGGAACTGATTTCCAATCATCTGTATGTTTGTGTAGAAATTCATTCCTTAAGTAGTTCTTCATACATTCCTTTTAGTTTACCGTTAGGTTCCATGATTGTCAATATCTTTTCAGAGTGAATCATAAACTCATTCTGATTTGTGAGGTCCACAAACCATGGAGACAATGTCATTGTACTAGAATTAAGAATAAAAGGTTCTATCAGTTTACAGTCTGGTTCACCCAGGTCTGCTGAAACCTCTTCAATCTGAGTCAGAACTAGTCTCTGATCCATCAATGACAGTAGTTTCAAGTTTTCTATCTTCATTTTTCTTTACTCCTTTTTCATAAGCTTCTTTTAGTTCATCAATTGGTTCAGTTGCCGTGACAACCCAATCTGCTATAACAGGAATCATATCATCCTTACTTAGGGGCATCCATGGAGTAAGTTGCATTTTGAATGGATGTTGCTTATTTCCTTCATGTTCAGTTTCTTGTCCAACTAGTTTTACACGACACGGGTACCTGAGAAAGTAACCGATAACAGTTGGTTTTTCTTGATCACCCACACACATTTCCTTTACGTCGGCAATAACATCTTCACCAGACTTCAGTAGTAATAGTTTAATACTCATTTTTATATAAAAACTCTTTAAAATTATACCATAAAAAAATGGGGGTGTCCACTGGTTTGTGCCAATGGGCCCCGCAGCGACGATATTCCTTACTATTTAGAACCAGTCCTTACGTTGATGATGTTCTGGAACAATCCTCTTCATAGAAATTGTTAACAACCCATTCTCAAGTTGGACTGATCCAACTTCCGTATCCTCTGCCAGTGTCCAAGCTCTGGTGAAAGATCTTGCAGCCACTCCTCTGTGGACAAAAGTTGTTTCTTTTGTGGATTCTTCTCGTTTTCCTTCAACGAAAAGTTTTCCTTCTTCTGTGTAGACATTAACTTCTTCTGGTTTGAATCCTGCCAAAGCTAACTCTAGTTGTGATTCTGTATCACTGACTTGGATGAGGTTGTATGGAGGATAGTTTGATGTTTCTTGACCTCTTAGGATTCTATCGATGTAGTCATCCATTCCAATTGTGTTGCGCGTAATCCTGTCCATGAATTTGTCCAGGTCGGCAGCATTGTACTTCATGAGATTGGCCATGTACTTCTCCTTAAATAAGCGAGATTTGATTGTGTGAACCCCGAAGGCGTTCACTTATTATTTATAACAGAAAAAACAAAAAAACGGAGTAGTGAACCCCGTAGATTTTTATTCGGTTATCAATAATTTTCGATATCTACAAATCTTTTACTATTCCTATAAGAATCGTGTTTACCAACAATCTGAGGAATACATCCATAAATCTCATAAGGAACAGTTTTGACAGGAAGTTTGAGTTCTCCCATTGGCCAATCCGAAGCATAGTCCCTTTCAACCATCATATAAGAAGATTCAAGTAAATATTGAAGCGCAACCACATACTTCTTCATGTTTCTTCTAGCCTCGGCAGGAACATGTCTCTTAGTATATAAAATTAACTTAGCAGGTTTGTTGCTTGTTACTCTAGGAATAATATGTTCTCCCCAATGACGAAACGGATAGTTATGACCATCTACACAACATAGAATACCGTTATCGTCGTTAATTGGCATACCAGCATCATTACACCAAGTTATCCATTTTTCACGATCTTTAGTATAGACCAGAGGATCACCACCTTCTTTACCGCGGGCCAATATTGCGTTGACAATCTTAGTGATATTACCTTTGGAAAACTTATTTTGAACTTCTAGATCATTATGTAAATAATCTCTGATAGAACTCTCATCAAAATTTAGTTCACCACACTTTATGAGAAAGAGACCACCAACAACAATAGATTCCATCGTTGCTTGAAATGCTGAAGGGTGACGGAGATTGTTCATCAATCCATCAGTGACACGATTCTTCTCAGAATCATCTCCAATAACATAGTAGAAAGCAGGGATTTGCTTTTCACCACGACGCTTTGCAGCGATTGCCCGACCACGACCATCAATAGGTTTTTGATTCGTTCCAAGCAAAATTGGAGGAACATTGGTTTTGAAACCTTCTACTTCAAAGGCATTTTCAAAAATTCCAATACGATCATTAGTATTACCTTGTTCACGGATAGCAAGGTTTTCCCAATTAGGATGATTTTCGTCTACAGTATTAAGATCAAGGGTTCCAATATGGGAAAACTTACCTGAAAGAATTTTTGGTGGGAGAATACCTTCAGTATTATAGTCCTCAAGATTAATCTCACCTACTCCATTAAATCCTGGAATACGGTGAGGACCTTCAATAGGTATTTGTTTGTTCATAAAAAAATAGCAATTAGCTTTTAAAAAATCTCACGGAGCAGTGCACTGTGAGATCTATATCTTACCATAAAAAAGACCCCTGTCAAGAGACAGGAGGTCTTTGGGTGTTCCGACTTTTGTAGAGACCGCACGAAAGGAGTCTCAGTCTTATTTATTCAGATTGTTCAACCTTCACATTATTCTTCTTACCAATATTATACTTCTGTTCCAGAGCCCACTCATTCTTATCCCTATAAGGAAGAACTTTGATTTGATTCAGTGGTGCAATGTCTCGAATCGATTCTTCAATGACAACATCTATGAGACCCCAATCAACAAGAAGGCGAGTAATACGATTCCTACGCTGAACATCATTAACAGTAAGATTAGCGTATTTACCATCAAGAGCAAATAATTCTTTAAAATGAACAATATAATATCTACCCTGTTTATGAAGGATATGACAGGATTGATACAATTTCTTTTCTTTACGTGATGCCACACCAATCCTTGTTAGTGTTTCTCTCACCTTAAGAAAGTCATCTGGTTCATTTAGCTTAACCTCTACCATTTGATCTTTTGACCAATTAACCTGAGGTTCAACAGTCTCTATCATTTTTTTCCACCAGTATCAAGTCGTTGTCTAATAAAATTAAGTTGCTCATGGGATAAAATTTTCAAAGCCTGAGATGCTTTCTCATTACTATAGCCATAGTATTGTTTTACACAATCTAAGTCTGCGACTTTATCTTTGCGGAGCCAGGGAGAGAATCTCTTCCTCTTTCTCAATATATTTAGATAGAAACTATATTGTATATCTTTGTCTAGAAAACTGTACTTGTTCATTTCATTAACAAACATAATACAATCCATGTGTCCAGACAGACAACGATTGATGATATATGGTGGATATTCTTTAGCCAGTGAAGGATCGTCCTGAATCAGATTCTCCTTCGTAAAGTTAATTGAATTCAACCAATCCTTAAGTTCCATAATTTAAAGAATCAATTTCTTATTATCTGGTGTTACCAGTTTACTTCCATAGATTTGATTATACTTTGCTTCGATACTTTCATCAAGTTCTGCAATATAAACAATATGAGTTCTATTCACTGTAATCTCAGGTTGATCCTTATCAATCACAGTTGCCCAAGGGGCAAACCCAACCTGTTGACCTGTGGGAAGAACTACCAGACCATTCTTCATAGTCACCGTAGTATCAGTCTCAGAGACAAGTTCTGCTACGACTTCTTCACCAGTAGTAATACGAAATAGTTTTACGTTCATTTGATTTGTTCCAATACATTATTAACTGAGTTGGTCAACTGACGATAACCAGTTCCAACATATATTTGGCCCAAAAGTACAGAGACAGTTGCTGTAGCCCAAAAGATATAATACCATCTGGATTTTACTTGGGCCTTTAATTTCCTTCTATCTTTGGTCATTTGATTCCTTATTCCAAGGTCGTTGGTGATTAAGATTCATCCATTTTGGTAGATGTTCTTTAATCCATTTAATTATTTTCATCTGAAAGTGCATTCTACCATTATTTCTGTTAAACAAGCAAGTATATTTATTTCTTGATCAGCCACGAATGCCATTTGATACTGATACTTAGCAATAACAAGCACAGCAGCAGGAATAGAATTGTTTTCAAGGGATACAAGAAGAGTGTCGTAAATACGACGAAAAAGTACCCCAGGATCATTATCCAAGTTAGAAACCACCCACTTGCGGACTTCAGAGAAGTTTTTCTCCTTAAGGTTTTTAATAAGATCATTTACAGAAACGTCAGAGAACGATGCAAGAATTGCAGAATCAATACTACCACCAGTAGAATACCTTTGGCACTCATTCAGAACACGACGCCAATCAGGAAAGTGTTTATTAATAAGTTCTACGAGGACCTTACTATCATATTTAATACCTTCTGTATCCAAGATTTCTTGAAGACGTTTGAAGAATCCTGCGGCAATCTGTTGTCTCTCTTTTCCTTTGATTCCGAACTCGATACAGGCACACCTAGAATGTAGGGGTTCGATGATTTTGTTCTTGTAGTTACAGGTGAAGATGAATCGACAGTTGTTATAAAACGTCTCAATATTAGCCCGTAAGAGGAGCTGTACATCATTCCCTGTGTTGTCAGCCTCATCAATGATGATGACTTTGTGTTTAGCAGTTGACGAAAGTGAGACGGTCGAAGCAAAGTTCTTGGCCTGATTCCGTACAGTGTCAAGAAATCGACCTTCGTCAGATCCGTTGATGACATAATAATCTACTCCAAGTTCATGACAAAGTGCTTTAGCAACGGTAGTTTTACCTACACCAGGTGGACCAGAGAGAAGAAGATTAGGAACTTCGCCCTTTTCAACAAACTCCTTGAAAGTCTTCTTAGTACTTTCAGGAAGGATACAATCATCAATGGTCTGTGGACGATATTTTTCACAAAATAAGAAATCAGTTCTTTCAGTTTTCATAGAATTCACGAAGGTATTCATCAGTAAAGAATTGCATAAGATAATCTACACTCCATTATAATGTTTGTGGTGGGATGTCATCAATATTTTCTTGTAAAGTCTTCATACCCTGAACAATTACACGAAGAACAGCAATCTTATCTAGTTCTTCACTAGGAAGATTACTGTAAAGTTCTTTCCAATCTTTCATGATTCACATACGTCGTGGACCACCACAGAGTATTGCAGAGGGAATTTGTGCCTGTGCAATCTTCTTGGCATCATGTTGGTAATTTGCTTCTACCACCATCTTATGATATTTACTCCCCGTAGAGGGGAGTTTATAAGTCACTTCCCAACTAGTCATATCAATTCTCAAATGTATAATCGGGTTCAAGAGCAATCCAATAACTTAAATTATAATTCTTATTATCGAATTTTGCAAGAAGTTTTTCAGATACAACTACATTATATGTTCCAGGAATAATCTTGATATTCTCAACCTTAAAGTTGAAAACAAACTCAGAAGTAGTCTCACCCACAACAATAGAAAAATCATTAGAGGTGTCATTCTTCTTATCACGAACAACAACTTTAACAACACCTGCCTCACCAACGACAGAAAGGTCAGGTAGTTGATAAACAGAAGCAGCCTTGAGAAGTTTATCCAACTGTTGAGTGTCTAGATCAAAAGTCACATCCTCAGAAGGAAGAGTAATCTCTTTTTCAGGAGGAGTCACGATTACATTCTGATCAGCAAAGAAATACTTAGAACGAGAACGACCTTCTTTAATCACAACATAACCATCATTTTCAAAATCCAAATCAGGACTAGAATGAAGATTCAGACCATTAAGGAACTGATTCAAATCATAGATACCAAAGTCCTTGGGAATATCCTCACCAATCTCAGCTTCTGCCAAGATGTTCTTCATCACCGAAATTGTTCGCAGTTTGTTACCCTCCTTGAAAAGGATAGATTGGTTAATAGAAGAAAAGTTCTTCAGGATATTAACCGTCTTGTCAGAGAGTTTCATAGTCATTGAGAATAATCATGTTGTTTGTACTGTAGGAGTAGTTCCTCCTGTTTGTCAATAGGAATTCTGAATTCCTATTGAGGGTAAGTTTCACGTTGTGCGTTTTTGTCATTAAAGTGCAACAGAAGAACTGCATAATGCAGAATCTTCAAGATGTCACGTCTTGCCGTACCTTTCTTATCATATCGAGAAGCATACTTGAGAATGTTAGACCGACAGAATGATTCACCGTCTCCACAAGCTTCAATGAGGTCAAGTGTCTGTACACTATTAGTACCAACAGAATAATGTTGGTCGTATGTACCAGAAATATAATCTGACAACTCCCTCAAGATTTCATCTTCATGATACTTTTTGATATTCGTTTGTAAAGGTCTATCAGGTCTAGGAGATAGATTAAGGTCAGTCAATTCAATTTTGTCGTCCATATTTAAAGATAATTTGTCATGTAGGATAAAAGGCATGATAAATGGAAGGCATTATTACCTTCCCCCATTATATCAAAGAGTAGCAAGAAAGTCAAAGTTTTTTTATTGCTTCCGAATCCAATTCAACCCGAACGTCTGCATCTACTTTGTCATAGAGCTCAATGAACGACTGTTTGGTTTCATCATCGAAACGATTTAGACAAACCTGAATGGCCTTCATCTTATCATTAAAGATGGAGTATGCACGGATGATGTGAACCAAACGACGAGTAGAAATAATTTCATCCACACCACCATCAAAGAAGGTCTTACGGATGATATCAGCCCAATCACAGAGATACTTAGTAAACTGTTGATCATCAAGACCAAGTTGATTAGAAATCTCATTCAAGATCTTCTGTTCAGTTATAGGAGATGGATATTCTTGCTCAAAAGTTACTGGGAAACGTTCAAGGAAGGCTTCGTTGAGCACATTAGTACCAATAAATCGTCCGTCTTCAGATCCTTTCCCTTTGGTGTTTGCTGTTGCAAAAACATTAAAACCTGCCTGTGGGGAAACGTTCCTACCAATCTTTTTGAGGAAAACTCCTTTCCCCTCAAGAACTGATTGAAGACAAAGGATTTTGTTTGAGGCGAGGTCCAACTCATCAAGGAGCAGGATTGCTCCTCGTTCAATAGCCTCAATGACTGGGCCATTGTGCCAGACGGTGTTACCACCAATAAGGCGGAAACCACCAATAAGATCATCTTCATCGGTTTCAATAGTAATGTTTACACGAATGAGTTCTCGTCCAAGTTGGGCACAGGCCTGTTCAACAGAGAACGTTTTACCATTACCAGAAAGACCCGTGATAAACGTTGGATAGAATAAATTGGACTTAATAATTTTTTTAATATCAGTAAAATTACCAAACTTGACGAAGGTATCATCTTTTACGGGAATAAGGTTTTGTTCAACTACAGGAAGTACAGGTGGTATATTATAAGTATGTTCCAATTTTTCCTGGACAGTCAAATTCCATCTACCACGACCAATTTTATATTCATCCAATCTTTTAATAACAGTATTATACGTAGTTTCATTCATTGTACACCATGCACGAATGTCACCAGTCGTTACAGTCTCACCATAAAATTCTTGGAGAGAAGAGACAATATATTCAGTAGACAGTGTCATATCAGTGATGTGTTTGTTTCAATAAACATATTATAAGGCAAAAAGGGGAAGTCTAGGACTCTTTGTGGTCACTTCGTATAGTGTCTTCCCACTCCTTAAATGATGATTGACAGTTAGGTGGCTCTGGATCACGATACCCTTTCATCTTCTTCCACTTGTTATGTAATGCACCCATCAACCAAGACTGTGCAAGGCTATGAGGTCCATTCTCTAGTAACTCAAGTTCCTTTTTACTATTTGTATAAGGGATGAGTTCTTCTCTCCAGTTGGAA